GATGTTAGCGTCAGCAATAGCTGTGCCATAAACACCTGTAGTCTGAGAAGCTGTCTTCCATGTAGTTGTCATGTTAGTAGCTAGGTCTGAGTCAATTTTCTCAGAAATAGCGTAAGCTGCAGCTTCAGTGTAGTCGCTACGAGTGTTGTAGTTAGACTGAATCTTAACCAAATCTTCAACGATGAATGAGCTTTCGTAGTGCTTGTTCAATGTGATAGTAGTTTTAGTTTCAGTGTTGTAGTTCAAAGTAACCAAGACTGATTGAGCCTTTAGGTTAGCTGTGATAGCAGAGACGTTTGGTATTTCCAAAGTCTGTCCACTTGATTGTACGTCTGCATCGTAGTGCTTAATGAGTGGTAAAAGAACAAGGTTGCTCTTTACGAACATTAAGACTTCTTTGCTCCAAATGTTTGGGCGGAAAACGCTAGCAGCGGTTGCACCGATGTTAGCACTTGCTCCACCATATACGGTTGTAGTAGCCATTATTTATTTCTCTTTTCTAGTTTTTAATCTAATATTTGTCCTGACATCGCTGCACTAATTCTAACGTGGTTCTTTTCAAACCAGGCTTGGTCGTGTGAATCAACCATATCGTATACATTTTGAGGTGTAATAGTATTTGATTGAAATACGCCCGTATTAGATGCACCAGTCGCAGGAGGGACTTGTTGTTGTTTCTGTGCAAGATTTGTGAGTGCTTCTCGACTAGCTTCATTCCTAATTTTTGCAGTAAAGTTAGGGTCTCGGTAAAGATGAGCTGCAACATCTTCCATATCTTGTAGATAAGGTCGTTCTGCAGAAATCTTAGTAAGTTCCGTCTTATACTGTTTCATTTCAGGGTTAGCATCAAACCAATCTCTTACATAAGACTTCAGTTCACTTACGTTTTGTCGTTCAATGAGCGTGTTATACGCTGCATCTTCAGACTCTGGTAATAGTTCTGGAGGATTTATGATTTGTTTAGTTTGTTGTGCTTCGTGGAAACGACGGTCATTTTCAAGTTGCATCTTGGCGAGTTTAACCTCGTTTGGATTAGTTGGGTCTATTTTTAGACCTTTCTTTTCTGCCCATTCTACTACTTCTGTGTCCGTTTCTTCTGCTTGTGTTGCTTCTGGGGTTTCCTCAGTTGCAACGGCTGTTTCCGCAACGCTGTCGGTTGATGTGACAGGCTGTAATGACGGTGTGCCATTATCATCTATAACAATAGCTTGGTCGTCTTTATGACTGTCAGCTACCGCCTCTGTTGTTTGTGCTGGTTGTGTCTCTACGACGCCATCAGCAGGGGTTGTGGTATCCATCTCGAACTCCTAATTGTTAAGTCTTGCCCAGAGTTAGGGGAGTAAACTGGGCAATTTTTTTAATTGGTTTTACTCCCCTCATCTGCAGGTACGACTGATAAGAACTGTAAATGTTCTATTACCAACTTAACACCACCTGCTTGATTAAGCAAGGCATAAGCAAGGTCTTGTGATTTAGCATTTGCCGCATCATCAAATAATTGACCCTTCCTAATGTTTAGTTGGTTTATCAGTTCTACACCCAAAGGTGAGGATAGTAAACTATTAAATTGGTGACTCCAATCATCCATTCATTTGTCCAGTCGGTGGCATTGGTTGCGTAGGTTGAGTTGGTTGTCCTTGCGGCATACCTTGTGCATTAGGGGCTTGTGGTGGCATAAAATGTACGGCTAAATCAGCACCGTGTTGGGATTGGTCTACAACGTGCTGGGAGGCTAGTGACTGCATTGCACCTTCGTGAGCTACTGAACTTTGTAGGCCAGCCATTTCTTCAAGTTGTGCTTGTACATCTGGGTTAGTATTGACGTAACTCTTAGCAATACCTTCAAGAGCGATTTGTTCTGGGGTCTTTTCTGGTTTTTGCTTATTATCACCTTGAGCTGCTGTTTGTGCCTGTGGGTCTACCATTAACATATCTACTTCATCTGGTTCTAGGTCAAAGGCTTTTTGAATAATGATACGTGTGAGTGCGGCTTGTTCTACATAAGGGTTACCCAACATAGAAGTGAATAGTTCTTTCAAATCACGCATCTTTTTATTTTTTTGTTCATCAAGTGTAGCTTTAAGTTTAACTCGTGGCTCATAATCACCCTTAAACATATTTGGGTCAAAACTTTGCCAATCAACACCAGTCTTACCAATAACCCTATACATAGTAGGTTGTGTAACGTACATCTGTACAAGTTGGAAAACTAACTTAGCAAGTCGGTAATACCCACCATTTTCCATCTGAGAGATAATAATATCAAATCGTCGCCCAGCACTAGCAACCTGAGCCTTAACTTCAGTAGCAGTAGTTCGGCTAGGAGAAGAGATACCTTTAATGATTTCATCAACTGCTGTAGTTTCTCGGATTTCGTTCTTAATGTTTGAGCGTTCGTTAAAAGCATTACTTGGTATCATTGGCTTATTAACTGCAGATAAACTTCCAGGCTTAAACGGATAAACTGCACCAGTAACGTTCTTAATTTTATCAATATAAGAAGCGTACATTGGGTCAAGTTCCATAACTGGGTCTAGTGACCAAGAAACAGCGTCTACGTTCTGGTTAGTAAGGTCGTTTAATAGTTCCTGTGGTTTAGCAATAGACTGTAGGACTGAAGTTCCGTAGAGTAGGCTTTCATCAGGTAAGAAAGAGTCAATAACAAATGGATACATACCCTCTGGGTTTTCCCAGCCCAAGAATTGCTGTCGTTCCTTAAAGTAGTTCTTAGACTTGTAAATAACAGTTGTTCGGTTAGCAACGTACCAAACTTCTTCTTTAGTCCAGTAACAAATAACTTCAACTTGGTTCTTTTGGGCCTCATCACTAAGAGTTGAACCCATGTGTGTATCTTTGTACTCTTTGTCAGTTTCATCACCAGAATTATATCCGCCAGTAACCTTGTCTAGGTTTTGGTATTTATCTTCAACTTCTTGTGTATCTGGATTTATTACTTGTTCTGCTTTAAGGGTGTCAATATCAGCTAAGAATCGGTAACCCATATAACGTGCATTTTGGTAATTAAGAATAGTAGCTGTAGGGTCAATAAAGAAATCTCGCAAAGGCACTACTTTAATTTCTGGGTGGTCGATGTTCCAATAAACAAAAAGTACGCTTGTACCTATTTTGAAAAATATTCGGGAGTGAGTGATAAGTTTATTGGTCCAGTTGTCTAAATCCCAATAATAAGAGAATAATCCGTTAAGAACTTCTACATTTGTAGCTTGTTCGGGTTTAGTTTGCATAAACTCTACTAGTGGTTTGTCACCAGCAGTTGCAGCAACCATAGTTTCAACAGTGGAAAAAGACATAGGTACGAAAGTATCTGAAATACCGTTATAACCAACCATAATACGCTTGCTATCATACAAATCGGCCATATCCTGCCAGTTTTGATGATAAGCACCAGAGGCATATTCCCAAGAACTATTCCAACCATCAACAGCTATCTGAACGTAATCTTTTTCGGGTGTTTTGTTTTCTATATTTGAGGTTTCAGTTTTTTTATTCATACGTCCTTCAAGCCCAGTTATCTGCATTTTACCATATTTCACTAAAATCTAGCATATTTTTGGCGTTGATTTACAAGATTTTGGTTTATCTGTGGCTCTGGCATTGTTCCAGGGCGTTGGTTTATCAAACCATACCTAGCACAGTCATAAATGTGGTCCTCTGCACGAGTATCAATATCTTCTGGGCGATTTTGGTCTATAGGTAGGGCTGGAACAGTGCGTATAAAGTTCACACAGTTAGAAAATACCTGTAATTTAGGCAAACCGTCGGCAGCAGGTGCAAGCATTTCGTGAACTACGTTCTTTCCTGCAAGTCTATCATTGTTAGCTGGTTGAAATATTAAGTCGGATTTCTGGAAAATGGTAGCTATGTTCTCGCCAGTTTCCACGTTTCCACTTTGTTTCCAGATAGATGGGTCAGCAAGTCTTAATCGTAGTCCTTCTGACTGGTCAATCATTATAATCTGTTCTGCTTGTTTACTAACAGCCATTTCGCTCTCATAAAACTCTCTATAAATATAGATTCGTTCAGTAGAAGGGTCACGAGTAAACCAAAGTCCTGCAGCGTATGAGTTATATCCATAGTCATAAGCAAACCATCTTACCCAATGAGGTGGAATAACAAAAGGTGCAATAACGTGCCAAGGTTTTCCGTCCTCAGTCTCACGTTTCCACTCAGTAAACGCCTGCCCTGCAAAAATATCCCAATCGCCCTCAAGCAAAGCCCTCCTTAAATCAGGGTTTGACATAGAGTTTAGGACAGATGTGTATTCTTTTTGAAAGTTTACGTCAATATGGTCAGTAACTTTAGCTGGAATAAACTGTCTACTCTTACCACTACGTTGTTCTGTATATATTGTTTCAGGACTAACAATGTCAATAAAATAAGCTTTAACCCAAGCGTGACCAATGTTTCCAGGGTTAGTAGCACACATAACTTTCTTAGGAGCATCAGTCATACCACGAACACGAGATTTCACCCACTCATATTCTTCTTGGGAAAAGTGAGTAAGCTCATCAAATAGTAATAAATGTATTTCAGCTGACTGGTATCTAAACATATCCTGTGGGTTTTCTAGGTAGGCAAGTTGTATAATCGAGCCATTTCTAAAAACAAAGGTACGGTCCTGTGAATTATACTTCATACCCCCACTCTCAATATAAGCCGCTGCCTGTTTATAAATCTCTGGAACAATAGACTGCTTTAACTCAGGGATTGTCTTACGAAAAATATAAATACGAGCCTTAGCGTTCTCTAATCCGTAGGTAATAGCCTCGGCTACGATAGCCGCTGTCTTACCACCACCTGCCGCTCCACCATAAAGAGTCTCAAAAGCTGTGCTAGTGTGAAACTTTATCTGTCTAGCAGAAGGTTCGTAGTCTGGAACTTTTACTGGTAAAGCCATATAAGGATTATACCTTACTCTCGGGCCACATATCAGAATCGTGGTCTCTATCAAAATAAGTTTGAAATGCACTCATATTAGTTTCATCATCAGCTAGAGTAACGATTAAACACTCCAGTAGTTCGCAGAGTTCTTCCCCAACCTTGATTAGCCTCTTAGCTGTTCTATTTGTCATGCCTCACGCTCCTTTAGAGTTATTTGATTCACCCACACACTCTTTAACTCGTCCCACTGCCAATGCTTACAAGGCTTATTAGCCGAACAGCATGGATAGCCTGTTTCTGGGTCGGGTGGCTTAGGAACAAATTCACTGCCCCTAACTGCGCCAGGAATGTTTAATGTTGGTTTCTGGGTTACTTCTAGCTTGGGGCTCTCTGTGTATTTAAACTCCTTACCATTTACATTTCCCGACAGGGCTTGGTGGATAAACTCCGCCTTC